TCAAGCGTTTAAATATGCTTGTCAAGAAGTGAAATCTGAGTATTGTTTCACAATTGGAAATGATAAAAATAATTTTTGAATCTGCAATGGTAAGGAAGAATTTATGGTTATAGAAATAGAAGTTATGGAAAAACTTTTTGAGTTTTCATCTTTTACTAAATGGGTAAATAAAGCATCTTCTTGGTTTGATGAAATTGATTTAAATAAAATTATTTGTGTAGATACTAAAGGTCGTATTTGTGTTAAAGGTGTGGAGTTTATGCGAGCGAGGGACGAAGAGGCGTTTCCAGTTAGCGTTTATAGAATATGTTGATCATCGGAGGTGTAAATTGAGCGTAATAAGAGTCGGAGATAAAGAAGTTGGTTTAATTGTGTATAAAGAGCAACCTGTAATTACTGCAAAAATGATTGCTGATGTACACGGTAAAGAAATAAAAGTTATAAATCAACAATTTAAAAGAAATAAAATACACTTTGTTGAAAATGTTGATTTTTTTATTGTGAATAAACAACTAGTCACAAATTGTGACCAGTCTAATCTTTCTAAGTCGCAAATTGCGATTCAGGAATTGTTTATTCAAAATCCATCAAGTGAGGTTTATCTCTTTACCGAATCAGGTTACTTAATGCTAACAAAGACATTCAGAGACAAAACAAGTTGGGAAGTTCAAAGAATGTTGGTTAATAACTACTTTAAGTTTAAAGAAGTTGTTAAAAAAGTTGAGTCAGAGCCAACCGCTGAAGATGTGGTACTTGGAAGTTTACTTGCTGAGAAAGTTTTTGATTCTATGATAAGAACATTAACACCAAGAAAGCCGTATAAGCGAAAAAAGTATATACAGATTAATAGGCAAGAAGTTACTAAGCACTTTGAGGAGTTAGAAACTTCTTTAGTTCAATCTCTGAATACCATCGGGAAACTCAGAGAGATGTTTAAGATGTGAGTTGTTAAGCGTTGTTAACGCTTGATATAAATAGTCAATGATTTAAACATCGTTGATGTTTGGGAGTTGGCTTGGGTTATTTTTTTTCAAAAAAGTTTAGATGGAAAAATTTTCAAGCCTCTGCAATGAATATTTGTTACAGAAGCTCTTTAAAAAGAAAGGAGATTGAAAGATGTTAAATGAAATAGGTCAAATAAAAATCAAACATATAGTTGATTTAAGTAGAATACAAATCAGCCCAACTTTTAAATGTTCAACTGCAAATTGTGTTAATTGTTACATGAAACAAAATAAAGCATATACAAAAGAGATTGATCTTTCTCTTTGTTATAAATCCACAATCAAGTTTATAAAAGATTATATGTCAATTATCATGTTGAAAAATATAACAGTTTTTGGTGGTGAGTTATCTGAGTACGAGCATATTAAAGAGTTTCTAAAAGAGTTGGTGGATGAATGTCCTGGCGTAGATATTGATTTATTTTCAAATGGACAAAATCTATTATCAATAATTAATTCTCTTAAACCTAACACAATCAATTCTATCACGCTTTCTGTTGACGGCTATGCTTATGATTGTGATCTTTTAAGAGGTAAAGAAGGTTATTATAAGAAAATTATTGATTTGATTGATTTCGTCAATGATTATTCTCCAAAAACTAATATAGTTATATCTTCAATATATAGATTTGAATATCAAGAATCATTACAAGCAATGAAAAGACATTTAACTTATTTTCATTCTGTTGATGAGTTTTTGCTTTATCCTTTAATTTCTGAGACAGAAAAAAGTTATTTCGATTCATTCAAAGAGTTTTCAAAAGAGTATTTAACAACAGATGAAGATATTAAATATTCTTATGTTGGTAGAAAATATTCAAAAGATTTTGTTTATTCAATTTCTTATCTCGGTATCAAACCTGATAACAAAATCTATACTTGTGTTGATTTTGAAAATGGTACAGAAATAGCATCGTTATTTAGTTATAACATTTTTGAAGTATTAAATAAAGTTGTAAATCACGACAGAAGTAAAGATTGTGAAAAATGCAATTTTTATAAATCATTTTCACAACTTTATTTATAAAAATAAAGTTGTTTTATAAAATAATGAAGGAGGTAAGGAGGTTACAAGTGCAAGAGATTTGTTTGTCTGAAAAAGATAGAAAAAATCTTGATAGATATATACGCATTTTAAGTCAGATGAGACAACTTCGTTTAGATCAATATGTTCTTGCAGATAAAATCGGCGTGTCTCAACCGATGGTTTGTTTTCTCATTAATGGAAAAAAGAGAAGTATTGAGCGAGAAAAAAAGATTTGTGAGATATTGAACCTAGATTGGAATGATTTGTGGGGCAAGTCGGCTTGAAAAAAAGGAGGTGGGGTGAAAGAAACAAGAGAAGATATTGAAAAAAAGATTAAAATTGTTTTAGACAGAATGCAATGTATTGAAAGTGTTAAAAATAAAAAAAGGTTGTGGCTGATTGACAAAAGAGACAATCTTCAATCAGTCGTAAACGGAATCAATCAAATGCTTGATAGATTTGCCGTAGAAATAGATTTAAGTTTTATAGAAGAATTATTATCTCTTGATGAGAAATTGGAGGAAGTAAGTGGAAAAAACTTTAATCACATATGCAGGCATTAATGGAAAAACAATAAAAATAAAGTTAATTGTTGAAGATTTTGATAATCTTCTTGAAGATGACAAAGAGACATCTAAACTGCTTTTTGAAGGAATGGAGTTTGATTATCGAACTTTAGAAGAAAGGAGGAAAGAATGAATAATAAAATAAAAATTGAATTTAAAACTAATGAAGGGCAAATTGCTTGTTGTTTAGTAGAAATTGAAAACTATGAAAGTTTGTCAATTTCTTCAATAGCAGAGATAAAACATGCTTTTAATGAAATTCAAGAAAAAGCATTTAAAACAAATGTCAGTAATATCGTGTGATAATAATCTTGATGTGTTACCTCAAGGCGTTGTAGATAACACATCACTATACAATGTTGATAATATAACTATTGATTGGGAAAATGTCAAGATGTTACCTAATCAAAATGTAGGTTTTTTATCAAAAAAGTTTTTTAAAGTTGTTGGTGTACAAAAACATCTTTTTAATGAGCAAATAGTTGATGTTGTTGTGGCAACAAACTTTAATGAAGAAAGTTTGAGAAAAGTAATTTTTGCTTTTGGATACGAGGTTTTAAGTATCAAACAAGAAGGCAAAAATTTCTCTATTGAGATTGATGTTGGAGGTTAAAATGTCAGATATTAGTATTGATCATAAACAAATATTGTTTGATGAAATAAAAAAGAGTTGCTCTTATATTTTTCGTAAAAGAGTTTTTTGTAATCGTGTGATAATTATAAATCATAAGTCTTATACTATCTCAAACAATAATCTAATTAAATGTGACATAGCGGTATGTTTTAAAGATGATAACTATTATTGTTTGGGTATTTGGGGGCAAGAAAATTGTAATGACTTGGAAATTTTAAAAGAAGTTGTTGAAGAAAAAAAGGAGATATTAAATGCCAGTTGAATTTGTTAAAGATAATCTTAATCAAGATGATTTGAAGAATTTAGGGAAACTTACTAAAGAATATGGCTTTGGTGATAACGCTCTTGTTGTTAGCAGTGGAGAAATTAAAGATGTTGTTGTTGATAATGATTTAATAATTAAAATTAAAAATGTTTATTTGCATCATAAAGAAGCGATGGAGAGAACAGTTCAAGCAATGAATGACGCTTTGGTGTCTGGAATCCAACTTGGAGGTCTTTTACTTTCAGTTAAAGAAGAATTACCGCATGGGGATTTCCAGAAATGGATTGAAGAGCAGGGTTTTGGATTTTCCTATCGTACAGCAAGACGATATATGCTTCTTTCTGAAAAACAACAAGAATTAGAGTCTGTTGGCATTTCGTCGCTTGGGGACGCTTATAGATTTATCAATAGCAAAAGTGACACAGTGTCACTTTTGAAAACGGAAACTGTTTCACTTTTGAGTGCAGACCAAGAAGAGCAATTTTCACCACTAAATTTCGTAGAACAAGAAGATGAAGAGAAGAAAGAATTGGAGAAGCAAGTAGATGATTTGACAGATCAACTTGAGCATAGTCAAAAGGTTATTGATAAACTTAGGCAAGAGAAATTTCAAGAAAAAGAAACAGAACAAAAATTTCAACATGATAAAGATGTGATACTTAAAGCTGCTAAATATATTGCAGAAAAAGAACCAGATTTGTCTATTGAGGTTTGTCTTGATGAGGCATCTGAAATTTTACTAAACATTAAAAAAATAGAAAATAATTTTTCTGCGTTCGCAAAACTTTTTTCTGAATATAATATAAATTCTGCAACTAAGGAAAAACTAAAATCTAAAGTAGAATCCCTGTTAAATTCAATGTCGCTTTTCGGCGGGGCGGTTGGTCAACTTTTTGAGATAGATTGGAAGAAAATAAGATGAGATATTACGATGCTAGTCAATTAGTTGGTATTTATCAAAAATCGGGTTTAAAAAAGTCAAAAGATTCGATTTTGAAAAGAGCAGCTAAAGAATGCTGGCAATTCGTGTTGAAGGGCAAACAAGGAGGACAAACAAAAGTCTTTGACTTTGATGATCTGCCAGCGGACATTCAACTTTTGATTGTTGAGTCAAAAAAACAAACTGTTATAAAAGAACACAAGTCTTTACAGACTATAAAAACTCGTAATAAAGAAGTTGGATTGATTAAATCTTATATCATTAGTTTGTATAATAAATGTGCGGTTACACAACAAAAATTTTGTGAATTATATAATAACGACCTCATCGATGTAGAAGAAAAGGCAAAAAAAGAATATCCAAACATAGATAATTCTACATTTGGTCGTTGGCTCCGTCAAGGCGATACAGTTGCTGAACTCGCAACTAAATATGGTACAAAACGAAAAGGTGCAGGAGAAAAAACACTCTCAGTAGATGATAAACAGATACTTAGAGCATTGTATTTGAATACTCAAAAATGGACAATGAAAAAGTGTTATCGAAAATTTATTGAAGAGTTTAACGGTCTGGTAAGTTACGACGTAATTAAGCGATACCTAAATAGTATACCAGATGGAATAAAAGTAAAATTGCGATATGGTTCTAATACATTCAAAAACAAGTATGTACCATTTCTAACAAGAAAAACAGAGGATGTTCCAGTGATGGATTGTTGGTTTTCTGACCATCACATGTTAGATGCTTTCTGTGTAATAACTCATTCCAACGGGAAAAAAAGTGTAATAAGACCTTGGATAACGGTATTTTCTGACCAACGCACTAGAAAAATTGTTGGGTATCATGTTTCTATCAATCCATCTACATACTCTATTTTAATGGCATTGAAGATGGCTATATTACGGTTTGGTGCACCAAAAAAAGTTTATTTTGACAATGGTAAAGACTTTAAATCGAAGATGTTGCAAGGTTACAGTTATGAGTTCACCGATGGTGAGATAGTTAAGATAACAGGTATTCTCGAATCTTTTGGGATTGATGTTACTTTTGCTCAAAAGTTTCATGGACAAGCCAAGCCTGTTGAGAGGTGGTTTGGTCATGTTGTTACTGATTTTTCTTGCGAGTTGCCAACATTCGTAGGTAGTAACACAGCAATAAGTCTTGAAGAACACAAAGCGAATTGGGGTCAAATAAAAAGTAATATAAAGTTGACTTTTGAAGAACTTGAAACGGAGTTTTGTAAATGGATAGAAAAATATAATAGCAAATGGGAACATTCCGGTAGAGGTATGAATAATCGAACTCCAAACGATGTATTTGATGAAGAATATAAAAACTGGACTAGAATAGACATTCCTGAAGATTATATGCTTGAGATTTTCTCTGAGCAAATAATCAGAACTGTAAGACAAGATGGAATTTATATTAATAAAATAGGGTACTACAATCCCGAACTTATCTTACATGTAGGTAAAAGAGTTGTAGTTAAAAGATGTATCGATGATATGTCTCGTATCAAAGTTTTTGATATTGATGGTATTTTTCTTTGTGAAGCAGATAATTCTATATTACTTGGCACTGGCATAGCAAAAGAAGATATAGAAAGAGTCAATAAAACAAAGAAAAAAGCAAACAAGATATTAAAAGAATATTTTGATTTAAAAGATGAGATAGATAATGACAAAATATCATCTTATATAATTTGAGGGTAAAAAATATGGCAGATAAAGAAAAATTTCAAGGCTATGACATGAGTTTTTATAATAAAATCATGTTAAAAATAGAGGAATTAAAAAACAAAGGTCAATGGTTTCAAAATCAAGTTAGCAAACAATTAGGATACAGCTCTGGTTCGGCTCTTTCTGGTTACTTGGGTGGGTATTGTGTAGTAAATGTAATTGAAATGGAGTCAAGGCTTGCAAAGTATTTCACAACTTTGGAGGTTATGGATTCTAAAGTTCAAATTGATTATGTAGAAATCAATGCGACAGAATTTATATACGAAGCTGTTGATTCAGCCAGAGTATATAAAGACATTTCTGTTGTATCTGGAGGTGCTGGAAGTTCAAAAAGTGCCACTTTGAAAAAGTATAAGGTTGAAAAAGGATTTTGTATTTATATTCAACTTTTTGAGTCAAATGTAGGAAAATTGTTAGATATGATCACAATAGAAATAGGGCTAGAAACAAAAACAAACAACACTTTGAAAACCTCTAATATTATCAATTTTTTTAAACAAAATCCAAACTATGTACTGATAATTGATGAGTTTGAACTGTCTAAAGACTCTCCAAAAATTATGAAAAAAATAAGAGAGATAAATGAGAATGGTGAAATAGGTATTGTTCTCGCTGGTACAAAATTTTTAGGACTCCAAATAAGTCAAGTTAGAGAAGATTTAGAACAATTGAGATCTCGTGTAGGGGTATTTGTTGATTTATCATTAGACGCTCCATATTGTATTGAAGATGCAGAAAAGATTTTGAAAACAAAATGGGCTAATATTTCTCCAGAGTTAGTTATGAAATTTTTTAATATGTCTCAAAATAATATAAGGACTTTAATAAAATTGATGATTAGAGTAACAGAAGAGATGTCAGATACTAAAAAAACAAGCCCTGAAGAATCGATGTTTGTTTCTTCTAGTTCTAAAATTTTAAGAACTAAGCATAAGACGAGTTTGCTATGAGATTTTTTCATAATATGGATAATAGTGCTTTTGAAAGCATAGTTGATTATAGAATAAAAGAGTATTTAAAAAAAGATGAGTTTTCAAAGTCTTTAACAAGTAAGAAAAAAGAATCCTTTTTTAAAAGGATTTTTAGAAAAATATTAGGAGTGTAAAGAAAATGAGTGATAAAAAAATAGAAACAAAAAACAAGCAAGATTTCAATAAAGATACAAAACGAGAGTTAGCAAGTTTAGTTGCTCTTAGAGAATCTGACTTTGTAGAAAAATTATTTAAAAAAGGTTTGGTTTTAGAAGGAAATTTAAATGACTTTAAAGACAAATCATTTAATGAAATTACTAAATTTGATAATTTTCTAATTAAAAAAAATAAAGTTAAATTATCGAAAGGTAATAGAACTTTCATTAATTTAGATGAAACTAAAAGAATAAAGTTTCTTACAAGAGACATTATTAAATTTGACAGTCAACTACAACAAGCAAAAACAAGATTTAATCAATTCATTGAAAAAGATAAAAATATTTCTCCTGTCGTCACAGATATTATCAAGCAGGCATTTTCTTTGGATAAAGAAGGTAAGATTAATACAACTGCATTAATTCGTTTAGCAAAATTCAAGACTAAAAAAACTGAAGAGTATAAAGAATTTCAAGAATGTCAAGTATTGATTTTAGAGAGCATAAAACCTGCAGGAACAAAAAACTATTTATTGTTTCAGACTAGAGATGATGCAAAAAGTGAAGTTTGGAGAACAGTTAAATTATCATTGACTTAATATAACTCTGTAAGTCGAAACGGCAAGGGTTTCCATGCCATTATCCTTTACTTTGCCGTTTTGCAGTCTGGCAACTGCAACTGATGAGACTGCCTTGGGGGTTATTATGAAAAATAAAAAGACTTTAAAACAAAAATGGAATGAACTACCAAAAGATGTTCAAGATATTATAAAGGTGATTGGTTTTATTGCTGTTGTTTTTATTGTTGGTTGGTTTGTAGTCAATAAATTTATTTTTTGAGGTTGATGTGAAAAATATCAAGGTTTTTGTTTTAGCTAGTAATACAGATGATGCTATCGAATATTGTCAACGAGAGAATATCAATGCTGAGTTTTTAGATAGAATTGAGCAAATTCTTCCTTATTCGCACGGAGTGATACACATCACATTTAAATTTTGTAAAAACAAAAATTGGCTTGATATTCTTTCTATTGCAATTGAGAGAAGATTTCTTTTTAGAGGTTTTAATGCGACATGGGTACAAAATAAACAAGGTGATTTATGGAAGAAAATTTGATAGAAAAATATCGCAATCTTCTGAGAAACTCTTTCTCTGATTTATCTTTTAAAGAGATTTTAGAGCAAGATAAGATTGAAACACCACAACAGTTTAGGCAAATTTATAGAAATTTGAGTGAAGATCAAAAACATGCAGGTGTGAGAATTTGTTTTAGAGTTTTAATAAAAAATGGAAAGAGTTTAAAAGAGATTTTAAATTTATTGGAGGTTGATGATGGGCGGTATCGGCGAGAATAATTATTTTAAAAACATAAAAGAAAATAAAATTGAGACACCAAATTCAATATCTTCTTTTCTTTATGACGTACTTAAAGAAAATAAAATTTTCAGTTATAATAAAACTATCATTGATGTTGGGGCTGGTGCAGGGAATCTCACAAAAGAATTCAAGCGATTTAAAATACATGCTATTGAAAAAAATAATATAGAGAATCATTTTTCTAACAGATGTTGGCAAGATGATTTCTTGTTGACTGAAAATAAATATAATTATTTTTTATTAAATCCGTCTTGTATTTTTTGCAATCCACCTTGGAACATTGGCAAAGGTGAAACAAAAGAATATATTAATAAAATTAAAAATGAGTTCAATTTGAAATCAAGACCATTATTACCAGAATTATTTTTAAGGCAAATTTTTCTGACTTGGGCAAATGATATTCCGGTGGTTTTAATTGTTCCGTTTGGTTTCAGATTGAATCAATTAAAGAAATCAAACAGAACTGACTATTTGTTGAGTTGCGGAGCTGAAATCACAAGTATTATTTCGTTACCTTTGGATGTTTTTCCAAATGTTAAACATCAGTCTGAAATTTTGATTTTTAATATCCCAGACTTGAAGTCACATTATTTCATTTCAAAAGAATATTATGATTTAGATGAAATACAAGAGCAAAAAGAATTGGAGTTTAATAAATGATTTGGTTGATTACGATATTTTCTTTGGTTGGTACAGTTTTGAATATCAGAAAAAACAATATTTGTTTTGTTTTTTGGATTTTTACTAATAGTTTTTGGGCTATTTTGGATTTCCAAAAAGGCATATATCAACAATCAATGTTGATGTTGATATATTTGTTTTTGTCGATTTGGGGACTTTTGGAATGGAGGAAAAAATAAATGGAGAACGAAGACTTTGAAAAACAAGTAATAGAATTAGAAAAACATTGTAAAGAGCAGTTAGAAAGAAATTTGTCTAAAAGAATAAAAGAAGAACATCAAACTATTTTAAAATTAATTGAGTTCTACAAAAAAAACACATTGCTCTATCATGTCCAAAAATTTTCTTTTTTTTAAGAAAAGGACTAAGTTTTTAGGGGATAATTTTATGTATATTATACGAGGAGCGAGAAAATGCTAAAAATATCAAATAAAATTGACAAATCTAAAAGCGATTTAGTTCATGTTGCAAAACACTGGGCTTTGAAAAACTTACCTCATTTTTCTGATGATGACTATAGAAAAATGCTTTTTGATGTTGGTTGTGTTAGTGAAACAAGCAAAGATTTGACAAATCAACAATTCAAAGACTTGATGGATATTTTTTCTTCTCTTGGTTTTGAATCAACAGCACGAAAAGCAAGAAAAAACATAAATACAATATCAAAAAAACGAGGTTTCTATAAACCTGCAACAGATCAACAAATTGCAATGTTACGCCGTTTGTGGCAAAATAATGAGTTTGTGATCAGTAAGACAGATGAAGCATTGCTAAAGTTTATTTATCGTATTGTAAAAAAAATAAGTTTCAATATCTTGATTCATAGAGATGTTGAAAAAATATCTGAAGCAATAAAAAAAATTAAAGGAAAAAAACATGTTGGAATTTAATGGATTTGGGGTAGACGACGAATCTGTGTTAGAGATAGAAAAAGTTTTAAACGAAAATCGTTTGAATGCAACTATATATACTTACGAAAATAATACAGACTTATTGAAAATCAATGAATCTGAAAAAAAAATTAATGCAATTTTAAAAAAATATAAATTATATGGTAGAGTTTGTATTCATAGAGACTCTAAAGTTGCTTATATACTTTCTTGTTTTTATAGGGGTGAAAATGTCAAAACTAAGAGTTAAACTTAGATTTAAATATGAAAAAGAGTATGAAGTCGACCCAGATATTGTTGATTGTTTTCAAGACGATAGTATCAGTGATTTGAAACAAGTTGAATTGACTCAGCAGTTTTTATCTGAGATTGATTTGAGTGCAAGGTTTAGTTCTCTTGATATTGTAAAGTGAGGCTGTATGCAGAATGATAAATATCTAAAAATAGCAATGAATGAAATTGAACAAATTTTAGAAAAACATGACCTGTCTGGCACAATTTTTCTAAATGATGATACGAATGTAGGGTATAAACTTTTTTGGACTAAAAAATGGAATGGTTTTACTTTAGAAAAAGGAAAAATTAATTTAAAATCAAACGATAAAGATAAAATAACGAATAGCATCAACTTTCTTGTAGCGTTGCAAAAGTTTACTATTATGCTTTTTGAAATAACAGAGTATTTTCTCGAGACTTTAAGAAATCAATTTAAAATTGAAGTAGATGATATTGAGTTTACTCATGATGCAGAGTTCGACGAATTGCAGAAAAAGGAGATTAATTAAATGAAGATGTTCTTTAATGGTGTCTATGTAACAGAAATCAAAGAATTGTCATTTAAAGATGAAGATGAAGATGAAAAATCTTATCAATAATTTTGAGTTGAAAAATATTAGATTAATAGATATTTAAGAAAAGATTAAATTAGGAGAAAGAAAATTAGATTAAGTATTACAAAGCAATCTCTAAACCTAATTTTTTTAATAAAATTCTTGACAAGGTTTTATAAAATTAATAATATAGATTAAGGAGATAATGTTGTGTGTTTTGATGCAATTCGAGAGATTAGTGATATTGAACTCATTAAAAATATCGTAGGTAAAGATAAATTTGACGAGCTTCTTTTTAATTTTGGTGGAACATCAGTATATTTCCCAAGTCAGATAGTAGACACTTCTGAGATATTTGATGATTTTGAAAATAATCTTTCATTATCTACTATCAGAAAAAAATATAAAAAGTCTATGACTTGGGTTAGAAATCAACAAAAATTATACTTAGCAGAAAAGAAAAATGGTCAAAAAAAATTATTTAATAACCTTAACTAACTAATTCATTAAATATATCAATGATTTTTTGATTATAATTTTTGTAATCTATTTGACCAGCAAAAACATCTTTTACAAACTCAAGTCCATTTTTAGTTGCAGTTTCACTAACTTCTTTTTCTATTAATTGTTTTTCTATTTCTGTAAAAATCCGCTCTTTTGCCTTTTGATATAATTCTTTGCTTTTATTATATAAATAGTAACTACCCGCTTCTTTGAATATACTATGGTAAATACTATTAGTAGAAAGTATCTTTTTTTTGTATTGTTCTTCTATAACATCTCTATCAATCTTACCTTCGGTAAACAATTCATTAGAAGAATTGAAGTATATAGTTTCATCTTCTGGGTTGAAATAAGAAATTACTTTTTTTATATCAATTCCATTGCTTTTTAATATTTCTTCTAGTTTTTCTCTATTGCAACTTATTTTTTTTGGAGTATTAAATTTTCTTGCTTTTATTTCAGATGTAGCATCTGTCAAATATTTTGCAGATTCTACTGTATCAAATTCGGCTTCTATTCCTTCTTCTTTATTGATACTCTCCATATTTTTGGTGTATAAAGATTTTATTTCTTCTATCAATGGTTTTCCATCTTTGTTTAGCGTTTCATTTAAAAAATCATAAGATTTCCAATCGGGACTCCATTTTTCTTTGCCCGGGTTGTATCGCCACTCTGGAGGGCAAAAGTTTTCTTTTGTACAATCATCTGGCGTCTCTTCTAAAACTTCAACACCTTGTCTTTTCGCCCCATCTTCTGAGAGTGAATAAACAGAGCATCTACATCGCCAGCCATTTGGCGGGTAGAAAGAATTCCAAAAAGGATTATCATATCGAAAGCCTTTGCCGTTAAGTTCTAAATGTTGCGGTCTCGTTCTTTTATCAACGATAGCCGCATAAACCCAAATAGGGCGTGCTTCACTTATTTTCATCATTTGTTTATATCGACCCGCGCCATAAGCATTGAATATATTAACAAAATATATCAAATTTAATCGCCATGTGAGATACTTTTCTTTTTTCTCTTCTGATATATCATCTCTTCCGCCATACCACCCCTTTTTTTCAAGTGTAGGTCTGATATTATATTTGAAAGCTTTGACCGATAAACCATTTTTTAAACAATTATTTAATTCAGAAAAAATATCTTCTAAAATAGCAGTTTTCATTGAGTGAGCAACAGTGAAGCAATGTGAGTGTTCGCCAAATTGCAAGTCATTCCAATCTTCAGTTGGTACAAGTTTTTTTGATTTCAAGTATTTGATTGCTTCTTCTGGGTAGAACTTATCTTTCTCTTTTTTTGAAAATGGATCATTATACCCAAACATTTTTTTTATAGTTTCTAAAATTTGTAAACGCAACATTCTTATCTCCAACCTACCTAACTAATCGATTTCTAAACAGTACTAAACAGGCAAATTCTGCGATGAATTTAAAAATCGATATTTTTTACATAAGCAATAAAAAAGCTTGTTTTTTTATGTTTTTGCACCGATTTGACTTGCAACATATCGTACGTTTTCTGCTATGATAACAAGGTCATCGAACTTTGCTTTTGGATGATTTTCTAATAGCAGTTCAATAACAGCCTCAAAAGTTTGGCATTTTTCTAAATCTTGTAATAAAGTATCAATGATTTTATCAGTCTCTTTTTGGAATTCTTTTTCTTTTTTCGTTGCAAATTCTTCTATGAGTTTTTTTTCTTTCTTTAATTTTTTCTCCATTTTATTCGTTGAAAAAAAACTATCGATTTTATTGAAGAACTTTCTAAATGAGTTTTCTTGTTTTTTCTTTTTCCCATTTTTTTTCTTTTCTTCAATATGTTCTTTTAGTTTACTTATTATTTCTTCACCTTTTTTTTTGGGTGATTCTTCTACTTCTATTTGATTATTTTTTTTAACATTTGTATCTTTTACAATGAAATATTTTGATTCAATGTCATAGTGTTTTGAAATGTAATCAGTAGTGAATTCGAGATTGAATTCTTTGATTAATTTTATATCCCTATCCACTCTATCAGAGTTCAGTCTTTTTTCTTTTTCAAACTCAAAAACAACTAAAGGTTCTTCAGTACCATAGTTTAGAATAGACCAATTTTTGCAGGCTTGATTAATTGCAGGTTCTATTAGTGTGATGTCCAAATCAGTTTTTTCTTTTCTTACTTCGTTTGCTATTTCAGTTGCAGACCTTGCACCTGTAGATTGTTGAATACTTGTCAATACTTCACCTAAAATTCGTAATGCTAAAGTATTGTCAATTTCTTTTAAATATGCACTAAAAAGGTCTTTTGCTCCAGATTTGTCTTTTGACTCTGTTACTGTAACTTTTACGCCTTTGGGGAAAACAGCGACACCACCAGTGACCAATAAATCTAAAGCATTCAATACCTCTTTTTTAAAATTTTTATTTTTAAAATCTCCTTGCTCAAGTTCCGCATGAGCAAAAGCACCACCAAATTTTTCTAAAAATAAAGTAAAAAATTTCCAACCGCCCTTTTTAAAAACCAACATCCAAAACAAAACAGAAGCGAGTTTTTTCCCATAAGGGTTTTTGTACGTTGGCCAATATTGAGTTAATATAAAATTATACGGATATTCCTGCATCAAAGGAGTATTAGTAGCATAAGGCTTATTCACAACAAGATTATTGTCTTTATCGAATGCTACCCATTCTTGCGGTTTTCCCCAAATATTTTTTATGTCTTGAAAAACTCTTCCATTGCGTGTTTTTACTTCATATTCTATTTCAAGTATAGAAATACCAAAAAGTTGACATTCAATTATATCAGCAAATATTTGAAGCATATTTTTTTTCTTGAAACTTTTGTTGAAGAACTCAGAGGCTTCTTTTGCTTCTGCGCTCTCGTTTGTTGGAATGAATGAATATTTTTGTCTTAATATTGAAGCTACTCTTTTTTCCCAAAGACCATCAAACGTCGGCTCTTTTAAAAGAGTTCGAAAAAAAGAATAATCATATCTTTTCATTCTGAAAATTTCATCAGGGTCAGGCATGATACCAGCGATTGTATCAAATGCCCGTTCAATGACCCCAGCAGTCAATATTTGTTTTTCAAATTTAGTACTAATCATAATTATGTCCTAATATATTCGATGTTTTTTCTCTTCTTCTTGTTAATATTCCTTTATGCCTTGAGGTTTTTTGTTTTAACAATTCTAAACCTTTCCTGACGCCTATCTCTAAACTGTCAAGAGCATCATCATTCATACCGTCAGGAAACTGTCGCATTTGTCGAATCACTTCTTTTTGTTCTGGATCATCCTCGTTGAATAAGATTTTTCCTTCGGCTACCAAAGTAGATAGAGTAGATTCAATTCTTGCTTCTTTGTTTAGACCGTTATTATTAATCTTTTCTATTGGTAGCGGATATCCCTTCTTTTCTTCTACATATTCAAATTGTTCTTGAACTGTTGATGTATTGTCTTTATCTTTTGTAGGATCTTCAAAATACATTACTTCAGGATTATATTCTTCTCCCATAGTATACATACCTTCAATATGTTTCCCAAGGCGTTCTTTTCTGTTTCTTTGTTTTACTAAGTAGATTTTGCCTTTTATAAATGATATAATGGATGTTGATTTGAAATCTCCTTGCTCGCTTATTGATAAATCTGTCGCGCCAACACACAAATCTCTTGTTGCATCTTCTATGTCAGTGTTTGAAAACCAATAAACATTCGAGACATCAAATATTTTTGAGTCTAATGCTCGTGGAATAAGTAGAAATTCTTGGTTGAAATTTTCCTCTCCCATTATTTTTTTTAATTTATCTAATGTCGCTTGTGGAAATCTTTCAGGCCACATCAACTTCCCGTCACTATCAATCGCAGGGTATTTTTTTGTAAATACTGGATCAATCTCATTTTCTTCGTTTCCTCGCTCTAACTGACAAACAAGGCAATTGTCGTGCATTGGCGTTGCGACCACTATACAAACATAAACATCTGGTTCTAAAGCTGGGATCAAGTCTAACTGAATCCATTCAAGCGCATTTTCAACCCACTTTTCACTTTTTGCTCGTTTTCTATTTTGTACATCATCAAGAATGACTCTATCTGGTCTGAATGGTCCAGAAATCAAACCTCTTGGGTCTTGTAGAATAGAGATAGCTTTGATGGTACAAACAACTTTTTTGATTGGTGAGATTATAGAAAAATGTTTTACACTTTTTTTTAAAGATGATTTAATCAAATCACCAAAATCATTTAATATTCTTGGATTGTATTTTAGTTCCAATAAAATTCTACCAGTAAAAACAGACGCTTTATCTTCAACATAAGAACCAATCAAAGTAAATTTACTTTGACCAAAAAGCACTCCATGAAGTGCGAATACAAGAGTGAAAAAAGTTGATTTTGAAAGACCTCTTGAAGCTAATACCAGCTGTATCATTCCTTTATTTTTTGTGAGTTCTTCCCACTCCTTATGAAATTTTGGAGATTTATTTCTAAAATAGTCAGGGAAATAAGTTTTTGCAAAATATAGTAAATCATCTTCTGATTTTTTAATTCTTTTTTCTTTTGCTTTTTCTGAATTGTCATCAAAACAGGAACCGGCTTCTATTTCAGATACGAGACTGTCCCATTCTTTATAGAATTGAGTAAGATTTTTGATTTTCTTTTGTCGACTTTTTGTCATTCTTCAAATACCAGTGCGTAAGATTTTTCAATTTTTTCTTGTATCGAAGGTAATCTGTCTTTGAATTTCTTATAGAAATCAGGATCAAGTTTTTTATAGATTTCCATATCTTCAGAAATAATTTTTAGCACATCAATTATTACGCCAAAAACAATGTCTTTGGGATAAACTTTTTTTACTATTCCATACAATTTAGATAACGCATCTGCTTGTTTTGAGTCTATGGGTTTTTTTGTTTTTTGAGTTTCAATTAATATTTTAGCAATTGATGAAAAAAGTCGATTTTTAATTTCGTCTGGTGACAAACTAAGCAAGTTTCTGTCTGCGTCCCAATCAATATCATTTTCTTTATCTTCTTGTTTGTATCTGTATATAGTTGATATTGAGCAACCTAATTCTTTCGCAATCTCTTCAATTCTTTTTCTATTTTCAGTGTATAATCTGTATGCTTTTATTCGCTTTTCATCTATATTATTATCAATGTCTTTTTTCATTTATTATTTCCCTTAATCATCTCTTTCACTTCAGTTTTTAATTGTTGAATTTTTTCTTCTAGACTATTTTTTATTCGCTTGTGGTCAATCGCGTTTAGTCTTACCCTGTCTAAAATTTTGTAAGTATGTTTTTTCATTGCTTCATTTATAAAATCAACATTTTCTTTCTCCTGAAACGATTCAGGAACTAATAGAATTTCAGTTTTATATTTAGCTTTTTTTATATCTTTAACAGTCGCCATAAAAACTTCGAGTTTATTTTTTTTGTATTCTTCAAACCCAGCCTCAGTATATTCATCAAATCCGTTTTCTATTATAAATATTTTTAACTTTTTCTTATTTTCTTCTGATATTTTTTCAAGTAAGAATGAATAATATTCTTCAGATGCTTGAGTTTTTGACTCAGAAAAAACTAAGGTTTTTTCTAAAATATATTTATTTAATCTTTCAGAAAAATGCTCTTTTAAAATGCAATTCAGTACATTTATTCCTTCTTCAGACTCCCTCATCTGTCGATATAGATGATCAATGTTATTTACTTTGCTCAATTGAGATGAATATTTGTCAAGATCATCCACTACTTCAGTATTGATATATACTATTTCATCTGTTGATTGAAGGTTTTCTTTGTCTGTATCGCTTCCTATCTCTATTTCATTTCCTCCAAGAGAAGCTTTTATTTTTGGTATTTTTGTTAGTTTACTTGTAAATTTAATTACTAAGAAAACAACTAGACTAGCAAGTATTAACCCAAGCCCAAGATACGTTATAGTCGCATTTACATTATTGATTTCTGGCAGCATTAACATTCTCCTTAAAACATTACTCCAAAACCGAACTTTATTCCACCGCCCCAAAATACAGATGTATCAAATAGTTTATAATTCATATCTATTTTTAGACCAGGTATAATGAAAATATATTTTGATAAGAAAATATAATAATCATTGTAAAAATTAAAAGTATTAAAAATCTCTGAATTCGATTTCATCGATAAATCATAGCCAGCCGAAAAAGAGATTCCAAACTTTTTACTCTTTGCTTCTAATCCCTTAAATGCAAGTTTTGAAATCTCTAATTGGCTTGTAAAGAGATTTCTATATTTGATAGTTTCAGATACAGTTATTTGTAAAATTATATATTTTTCGAAATCACCCTTTTTTTTGAAATCTTCTAATGTTATTTTTGATGGGGTTTCTATGTACTTTTCTAGTAGTAAATATTTTTCATGCTCACTTTTCTTTTTAAACTCATCAAGACTTATCTTCAATTGATTTTTTCTGTATGTTAGTAGTAGTGAATATTTTTCATCATCACTTTTCTTGACATACTCAATAAAATCAATTTTTTTAATATTTTTTGAGTATGTTGCCATTGATGATACTATCAAAAGTAACATCATTATTATTAGTTTCTTCATTTGTATCTGTCCTTTCTTCTAACTCTTTGATTGCGTTGTTTTTAGTTGAGTCGTTTCTTTTTAAAATTTTTGGAAGTGCTATAAAAGCACATATCAAAATAGACGCAATTATTAAAATTGCTATTATTTTTTTCATGTTTAGTCTCCGTTTTAACGGTTTATATAAACTAAAAAACTTATTCAAGTAAACTTTTTTGAAAAATCTTTCCTAAACTTTTTCCTAAACTTTTTTCTCAAAACTTTTTTTGAAAGTGATTTTTTTTTATTGCATTGTCTCCTCATCAACTTTAGGAGACAAAAATTTATGACTATAAAAGAAATGCTTTTAACTCCAAACCAATTTAGTAGACCAGAAAAGCCACTCAGTGCCGTCAAAGGGCTTGTAATACATTATGTTGCAAATAAAAATACAACGGCAGCGCAAAACAGAAATTTTTTTGAAAACAGAAAAGACGGAAAATCTGATTATGGCTCTGCTCATTATATCATTGGGCTAAAAGGTGAAGTAATAAGATGTATTCCAGAAAACGAAATGGCATATCATGTTGGAGCAAAAGTATATAAAGAAATTGCTTTGAAAAATCTATCTTCATATCCAAATGATTGCACTATAGGTATAGAATGTTGTCACATCAACGATAACGGAGTCATGAACTCAAGTACATACGAATCTTTAGTTTCTTTAACTACGGATTTGTGCAGAAGATACAATCTTGATGCTCAAAAAGATGTTTACTTGCATTATGACGTTACGGGTAAAAACTGTCACAGATTTTTTGTTGAAAACTCTAAAGAATGGGATGCCTTTAAAAAAGAGGTTTATAACAAAACATGAGAAAATATTTAAAACATTTAATTTATAACACAAAAACAGGGTTGGTAAATATTGCTCATGGAATTAATCATTTAATACATGGAGTAGTTCCAAAAATTCCACTTTCTGACAAATTACATGTAATGGATAAAGAATGTGGTAATCAGGAGGAATCTAATGCCTAAGGAATTTCTTATATTTTCCTGTGGTGAATGGCCACAAGGTAAATACACAAAAGAGGTAGTTGAAGAATTTGTAAATAGATTTAATGCCACAAAAATAAAAATACCAGTTTTTGTAGGACATAAGTATCCGTGGGATTTAAGAACTGATGCTGATGAATTTTCACAAGGTGAAATTAAAGAGATTCGAATCAACCAAAAAGGGGATGTTTACGCTGTTGATTATTTCTTTAATGATTATATCAAAGAGGCAATTGTAACAGGAAAATTAATTGCTTGTAGTCCAGAGGTTTATGGTGACGGAACTAAAAAAATAGATATTGCTGGTTTAGCTCTTTTGGGTAGATCTGCACCACAAAATCCTTTTGCATTATTACCCCAACTTTTTGGGCAAACATCAGCAAATTTTAACTACTTATTTCAGTTTGAATTAGATAAGTCTATTTTTAGTAGAGATAATGAGGGGGGTAAAGAACCAATGACAGAACAAGAAAAAAAAGATTTTGAAGCCTTACAGGCAAAATTTGCCAATATGGAAACTCAAATGAATGGTTTAACTAAAAATTTCTCTGATGTTTCAAGTGGAGTTGATAAATTACTCAGGTATTTTGAATCTCAAAATACGGTACAAAACAAAAGAGATTTTTCAAAAGAATTAAATACTTTAGTAACGGAAGGTAAAATAACAGCTCATGTAGCAACTCAATTTTCTGTAATAATGAAAGATGAAAAAACTTCAGATGAAGTTAAAGAACAAATTTTTAATAATTTTAGTTCTTTACCACCAGTTGTAGGGGTTACTGTTTTTGGTCAAAATAGTGGAGATACTTCGAATAAAGAACTTGGTGCAGGCCAAAGAATTGCAGATGCAATAAATCAATTCAGTAAGCAAAAAGGAATATAGAATGGAATATTTTGAGAGTTTAGAAAAAGAAGGAAAAAATATTATCGCTGGTGATCATCCAATTATCACTGATGGCGTGACGATTGTTCAAGGCGTTAAACTACCCGCATTGACAATACTCGGAAAAATAACTACTGGAGCAAACAAGGGGAAATATACAAAATATAATATCGATGCCATTGACGGTAATCAAGAGCCAGATTGTATTTTGAAATATGATGTTGATGCTACATCAAGGGAAGAAAATTCTATTGCTTTCTTTCATGCAGAATTAAATAAAGCAATGATTGTAGATATTGATGAGAATGCGATTCAATCTCTCAGAAGCAAAGGAATTTTTCTCAAGGAGGTTTTAGAGTGAGTGGTAAAAAAAATTTTGGCATAACACCTAATGATTTGACATTCAATTGGTGGGATTTAACTGAATCAATAAACAGTATTTTTACACCAGCAACTTTTTTAACTTATCTTATGTATTCCGGGTATGTTAAAAAAGCATCAAGAAGAATAAAAGTAGATGTTGTTTATGGTGGTCAAACAATGGCTCCATTCGTTTCCGTTGGTGATTCATCTCCAATGGTCGCAAAAAACAAAAGAGAAGCACAATTCATCAAATTACCGATGATGGCGTTGAAAAAAGAATTGGATTTTGAAACTGATGAGATGGTTGTCCCTGGCCAATCTCAAAACAATACTTCTTCAAATATAATCTCTAATGCGAGAGACCTTTATGTAGGTGAAGAACAATTAGATATGAAAAATCGTATCATACGTAGAATTGAATGGATGGCAGCTCAGACATTAAATGGAAAAATAGTATATAAAGATAAAAAAATGACCATTGAAATTGACTTCAGAATGCCTGAAGAGCATAAGCAAATTTACACAGGTTCAATTTGCTGGGATTCCTCTGGAGCTAAGATATTTAAAAACTTAAACGAATGGTCAAAATTGATTCTTACCTCTTGTGGTTACAATCCAGATGTTCTGGTCGTTGGTTCAAATGTTGGAAATAGCATTTTGGAAAATACAGATGTTGTAAAACTACTTGATTCAAGAAATATTGCTGTTGGTGCTTTAGATTTAACAAAAAACTATATCGAAGGCGCTCGTTATCTTGGTACGCTTCCAGGTGGAATAAAACTTTATGAGTATATTGAAACTTTCTCTGATGGTGGGGTGACTAAGCACATGATTGAACCTAATTCCGTATCACTTATAGCTACAAAGGCTAAATTTAGACGTTACGGAGGTCCAATTTTTGATAAATCTATAAATCAAGTGATTTCAAGTGAATTTTTCTCAAAAACTTATATTCCAGACGACCCAGGCGATATAGAATATTTAGTCGCTAAATCAAGTCAGATCACTGTGCCTCATCAACCAGGTGCAGTTGTTACTGCTAAAGTTTTGGAGGGGGTAAATTAATGTATAAAATAAAAATAATAGGCTTTGTTAAAAATGAAAAAGGAACTATCTCAAAAGGAACTGAGCTTATTATAGAAGAAAAAAAAGCACTTTCATTAATTGAAAGTGGAGGTGCTAAATTAATTGAAATTATAAAAGATGATTCTGACAAAGAGGACTCTAAAGTTCCTCCAAAAGATGACTCTGACAAAGAGGACTCTAAAGTTCCTCCAAAAGATGACTCTGACAAAGAGGATTCTAAAGTTCCTCCAAAAGATGACTCTGACAAAGAGGATTCTAAAGAACCTCCAAAAGATGACTCTGACAAAGAGGAAATTAAAAAAGGTTTAAAAAAAACAAATGAGGGATTACCTAAAGGTGTTTTATAGAAAGAAACAGGGCAGGAGTTTTGGATGGATAACTTATGGAGAAAATTAGCTAAAATCCTATTCGGAGTTAGTTTAATGACAAAAAAAAATAGCAAGTCAAGACTCACTGACTTAGCAAAGCGAAAAATTGATGAAGCGATAGTTCTTTATGAAAAACAAAGTTTAGTGGACGAGAAACAACCCCAAAAAAAAGGATTTTTTTATAAAATTTTTCATAAGAAATAGAAGGAAATATATTAAGGTAAGAAAATGTATTGTACTGCTAAAGATATTCTAGAAATATCATCAGACCCAGTTAAAATTGCAAAAAATTTGCGTGTTGATGTTCCAGATGTAATGTCAATTGAGGATAGAAATAATTTTATTGCTAAAATTGATGATACTAAAAAAACATTGTTTAACAAGTTTTATATATTAGATGTAAATAAATACAAATTAAACAATAAAAATTCTGATACAGATAAAATATCTTTGGTTGAACTTTTTATTGAAGTCTCTGGCAAAAAGTCTTTAGAAAAGCATATACAAGGTGCAGTAAATGACATTGATGTTGCATTATCAACTGGTGGATACGAAACGCCTATTGAGTCTGATTCAAAAAATTATTCTGTTGTAAGTGATTGGGCTATAAACCTTACTCTTTATAGAATTTTAATAAATTCTGGTGTAAAAAATGAAAGTGAAGCTGATAAGCAATTTATAGATTACTGCAAAGAAATAAAGACGACACTAAAACTTATTGCTGAAGGTAAGTATAAATTGCCTTATGAGACGGATGGTGAAATAGTGATTAAAACAACACCGAAGATTTTTGATAAAATGGCATACGACAGGATTCCATAATGTCTGTGACTGTTGTACTAGGACCAGAATATCCAGATATAGTTGCTCAATTGATAGCTTTCACAGAATATGACAAAGAATATTTGTTGTCGTTTATGGGAGAAGAAGCACTTGTTCATACAGAGAGATCTTTTCGCGATAAAGTTGATCCTGCAACGAATGAAACATGGCCAGAATCGATGGCTTCTATTTGGAGAAATAAAGGAAACACAACTCTCATTGATACGAGTACAATGCGTAAAAGCGTATCTTATAATGTTTCTTTAGATATTTCAGGCGGGAATGTCATCATTGGTTCAGCAATGACATATGCCAAGCAACATCAAGAAGGTAAAATAGAAGTAGAAATAGGCTGTATACCTGTTGTTCGAAGGGCGTTTCTTGGTGTTCCTGAGAGTTTTGGTAAAGATGTAATGAATGATAGTGTCATAAAAAGGATGTTTAGAAGATGATTGCATCCATAGCAAAAACTATTTTAGAAAAAGTAGTGGATAAATATACTGATATTGTTCGTATTGCTAGAAATAAAGTAGAGGAAGATAAATATAGAAGTGATGAAGCATTTCCTTTTGTTTCTTTTCTTTCTGCTGACGGGGATTTTGATGAGCGATACGCAAAAGAAGGAGTTACTTATAGTAAGGTAATACCAAATGAAATTTCTTATTATGAGTTTCAAAAAATGTTGGAAACTTTAGAAGAATCAGAAAAATATTTTTTAGAAAGTTGTTTTAGTTTAGATGAATCTGAAGCGTTTTATTTAAAAAATAGTTGGAATCAAGACCAACAGAATAAAGCGACAGAGATTTTAGGAACATTCGGATATAACAAAAGATACATTGTCAATATTCGTGGTGCTGCAAAAATGCCAATTGAAGTTAGAGTTCATTGCAGAACAGAGATTGAATGCGAAGAAATAGTTCTAAAAGTCGTGGGTAATCTTCAAAGAGATTTTGTAGCAAATAACATGCAAGGTAAAATCTATTGCGAACGCTTTGGAAATACTGATTGGATCAGTAATATTGGAGATTATTTTGTGTCATTTGTTTTTGTAACATTTATTCTTGATGTCGCAGGAGAAGTGATAGAAAGTCCACATATTGGTGGTGTAAAAAATATAGTAAGTAATTCAATTTTTAGTGGAGGTGGGTATGGAAAACTATAAAGATATAGAAGAACATGCAATAGAAAATAATGTGCCAGAACATATTTCGAAAGGCATTATGTTACAAAATAATTGGTGCAAAGGCAAACAAGTAACACAAGAAGAATTTTTGAAAGCATATAATGTTTTCATGAATGATTATATTTAAAGTTAGAGGTAAAAAATGTTAGCTACTCATGATATTACAATTCAAGATGGCGGACTTGGTGTATCACCATCAAATCAATTGAGCGTTTTTTGTGCAATTGGCGTTGGCGATAAAGTAAGTAAAGATGTTATGTTTATAACAAGTATTAAAGACATAAACAATAAAATCGGTGGTGGACCTCTAAGAGATTTCTTAGCAGATGCCTTTAGTTTTAAAATTACGCCAATTGTGTATGCGATTTCTCTTGAAGGTACTGTTGATGGTGAAGTTTCGTCTGTTGAAAAATCTTCAACAAATATAGGTGCTGGAAGTATCAGCGTTTCTGGAAAACCAAGAAATCAATTTGATATAAATATCAAAATCGCTTCTAATGGCGGTTTGAATGAATCTACTTTTGATGTATTTGTTGATAATAAACCTTTAGAACGCTCAACTGTGCCTTTGAATGGTGTTTTTGTCTGTGGTGACACAGGTTTAACAATCAATTTCAATGAAGGTAACCCTATAACTGGGCAGGTGTCTTTTGCTATAAACGACTTCTTTAGTTTCTCTACAACAGCACCAAAAGTTACAAACGGTGAACTTTTAGATGCTTTAGAAAAAATTTTATCTCTAAATAGAGATTTTAGATTTATTGCTATTCCTATCATTACTGATAAAGTTTTGTGGAGCGTTATAAACTCAAGACTCGAAATGGAAACTAGTAGAAATAGATATACTTTTGCGGTCACTATGGGTAGAGAACCATCAAAAGATGAAGCATTAGACCAATTTGTCAATAAAATGTCTAACAATGAAGATGAGAGAGGTATAACTCATCTTGATAGAGTACAAGTTGTTTTATCAATGAATAAAATTGATGATATTGTTTTGGGTTACACTGATGAAAGAAGTGCTATTGGTAAATATTGTGCTTGGATAGCAATTCACAAAAGAAGTGAGTCTCCAGGTAAAACAAGAAACAAAGCCATTTCAGGAATTTCTGGATTTAAAAAATATAAAGAAGACTCTTTTTCAATAGGACATTTGACAGTACTTGATGAGGCTGGATATGTGACTACTAGAACTTATAATGAAGAAACAGGAATCTATTTCACTTCTGGTAGAATGCTTAATTCAAACACTTCTGATTTTTCCGAAGTGATGTATGTTGATGTAATGAATAGAGCTTGTTTTATTGTAGCTAAAGCTCTTTTTGTGTATTTAAACCAAGAACATGATATCGATCGCGATGGATCCATCTCCGGTATAGAATATATAAAAAAGGTAGGACAGAATGCAATCGACGATATGCAAAAAATAGAAAAAGAAATTTCTTGGGGAAATTTTATAGTTCCTGAAGGGCAAGACCTTCTTAAGACTAAGACTTTAGAATATTTTATTGAAATTATACCAAAAGGTTATACGAGCAGACTTAAAGGAACAATAAAATTTGCAAATCCAAATATAGGAGGTGAATGATGACAGGAACATCTTTGGTTGTCAATGGAATAACCTATTCGTCAAAAAATGTAAAAGTTTCAATCCTAACTGGCTATCAAGTTGAATTGAAATCTATTGAATACGGTGACTCTATGGATAAAACTGTAATAAATAATATGAATGGCATCCCTATTGGAGAAAATGAAGGAGAATACAAAGCTGATTGCAAATTTACAATTGGTTTGACTGATTTTAATAGGTTGAATGCACTTTCATCAGCAAGTGGGGGCATTTACGGATTACCAGCGTTTCCTTTGGTTACCACATATATCAATAATCAAAAACTTACATCAGTAGACTCTTTTACAGTTTCGATTAAAAAGTTAGGGCGAAAAGTCACAGAAAAGGAAACTTGGATAGCACAAGAGATAGAGTGTAATATCATTGGACCCATTTATTGGAATGGTGTACCTGCGTATGTACCAGGTTAATTTAATATAAACTAAACGAGGTAAAAAAATGAATGAAGTAATAATTACAGACAAAGAAAAAACAGATTTCTTAGCCAAACACGCTAATGAAATAGCAGAAGCAAAAAAAGTTCATAAAGAACTATTTTTAACAAAAATTGAGTGGAAAGATGAAAAAAAGAATAAACATTCTATTTTGTTTGCATTTAGAAGACCAACGGTAGATGATGCGGATCAAGTAGCTTCTAACTTACACACTGGTAAAAATAAAGTTTTTCAAAATCTTTTTATAGATTTATGTATTGTACCACATCCAACTGCGTGCCTAAAAGAGATAGGCGATTATACAGGTGTTTATGATATTTTCCAAGGGGTGTTAACACCTTTTTTGGGACTGAATGCGATAGTAGCAGAGCCGGTAGTCATTTAACGGATTTAAAAAAAGCAAAACTTTTTATTAAAAAATATCTAGGTGAGGAATGCCATAACCTTTCATTCTGTCGTGATTTGACGATTGGAGATTTTGCTTCTGCAATTTCAAAAGTTTTTGGGGGACAATAAAAAAAATGGGTAACTTTGCTACTTCAATAAGTTTATTATTTAAGGACCAGTTTTCTGTTGGTTTTAACAAAGCTACCCGTAATTTTATTGGCTTGAAAAACTCTCTAAATGATTTATCAAGAGAAACCCCTCTAACAAAAACCGCTTCTCAACTCTCTATGATGTCAATGAATTTTCGTCAAACACAAGAGTCTTTTTCTGCTTTTGCTCAAAAGCCTCGTGAACTTGGCATAGCCATGGAAGATTCACTCAAAATAGTCAACTCTGTTGTTAATGAATCAAACGCTTTGGGTGGGAATGTTTCAAAAAGTATGTCTATAATACAAAACGAAGCTGAGGCTTGGACAAAAACACATTCTGATTTAGCTACTGATTTCACAAAAAATTCTTACGTGATGGTTGGTGCAGGGCTTAATGTTCAAGAATCAATTTTTGGAACAAAACAAGCTCTTTTACTTGCAAAAGCTACGCAAGGTACAGTAGGTGATTCTACAAATCTTCTAGCCGATAGCTACAACAACATGGGTAAAAAGATTTTTGATTCACAAGGAAATGTAATAAATGCTCAAGAAGAAATGACTCGATTGAGCGATGTCATTGCAAAAACTCAAGGACTTTTCAAAATTGAAAATCTTGATCAGTTGAATCAGG